ACAAGCCCTGGACACGCCCGCGATGTGGGAAGTGACTGCAACCAACAAGGACACCGGCAAGGTGCTCAACGAGGCCGAAGTATGAAACCCACCAATCTCGACACCAGCCCTGCAGCAGCACAGGAGCGACACGATAAGCGCCGAGCGTGGTTCCTGGCCGAGGCTTCGCGCCAGTCGGCCAACCGGGCCATGATGGCCAAGTGCGAGGCGTTTTATGACGGCAACCAGTACGAGTTCGAGGATGCCGAGGCCCTGCGCGCCCGTGGCCAGCCTGTGGTGGTTTACAACGAGGTAAAGCCCACAATTGACTGGCTGATCGGCACCGAGCGCAAGACGCGCGTGGACTTTCTGGTGGTGGCCGACGACGAGGGCGAGGAGGCCGACAACGACGCCTCGCTCAAGACCAAGCTGCTCAAGTACCTGGACGAGACGAACCGGGCCAGCTTTGAGCGCAGCTACGCGGCCGAGGATGCGTTCAAGGCGGGGATTGGCTGGATTGAAGTGGGCCTGCGCGGTGACAAGAGCGGTGCGCCGGTCTACATCGGTGCGGAGTCATGGCGCAATGTGCTGTGGGACTCGATGGCCACCAAACGTGACCTGAGCGACGCCCGCTACCTGTTTCGCATCAAGGTGGTGGATCTGGACGTTGCCATCGCGCTGTTTCCGGACAAGAAAGACAAGCTGGAGGCCTGCGCACAGAACGGCGACGATGCCGAGATCCTGCGCAACTGGCTGGGCACCGGGCTGATTGCCGGGCTGGACGCATTCAGCAGCCAGGATGACAAGCTGGACTACCTGACGGCCAAGCCGGTGGATATGTTCAACACCCGCGAGCGCGTGCTGCTGCTGGAGTGCTGGAGCCGCGAGCCTTTCCACAACAAGGAACCCGGCCCGTTTGGCATTGCCGACCCGATGACATGGCGAATCATGTGTTCGATCATGACGGAGAAGGACACGCTGATCGAGTCATGGAGCCCGTTCAAGCACGACCGGTTCCCGTTCATTCCCTACTGGGCGTACCGCAACAAGCGCACCGGCCTGCCGTATAGCCCAATCTGCCAACTGATGGGACCGCAGGAAGCGCTGAACCATCGCATGAGCCGCAGCCTGTACGAAGCGAGCGCGAATCAGCTGCTGATGGAAGAGGACGCATTCAATGCAGAGGTAATGGACATTGACGAGATCCGCGCGGAGTTGGATGACCCGCACGGAACGGCAGTGTTCGCACGGGGTGCGCTGGCCGGGAACAAAGTGCGCGACCGTGACAACAAACAGGCGGCGCAGTTCCAGCTGAACTTGGCGCAGTACGACCTGAATGCGATCCGCCAGATGTCTGGCGTGACTGGCGAGAACCGGGGCCTGGACACCAACGCGACCAGCGGCCGGGCCGTGCTGGCAAAACAGGAGCAGGGCAGCCTCATCACCATGGAGTTGTTCGACAACCTGCTGTTTGCTCGCCAGATGGAAGGCGAGATGGCCCTGAGCCTGTCCGAGCAGTTCATTACCCAGCCCATGACCGTGCGCACCAGCGGCGACAACGGGCGCAATGAGTACACGCGCATCAATGACCCGCAGCCAGACGGCACCTACCTGAACGACATCACCCAGCGCCAGGCGCACTTCACGGTGGGCGAGCAGGCATGGAAGCAGAGCTTTGCCGAGGCGGCGTTTGAGCAGCTGATGCAGGTGATGACCCAGCTGGCCAGCGCTGCGCCGCANATCGTGGTGAANNTGNTGGACGTGATNTTNGAGATGCACCCGANCCTGCCNCGCAAGCAGGCGATNTTGAAGCGCATCCGGTCAGTGAATGGCCAGGCCGACGACAGCGGAAAGATGACGCCCGAGCAGCAAGCCGAGATGCAGCAGAAGCAGCAGATGGCCCAGGCCCAGTTTGAAGCCCAGATGGCGCAGCTCCAAGCGCAGATCCGCGAAGCCCAGGCCAAGGGTGAGAAGCTGGAAGCCGACGCCATGGCCAAGCGCCTGGAGGGGCTGTACCTGTCGGCCCAGGCTGCGCAGGTGCTGGCGATGGCGCCGCAGATCACGCCCGTGGCTGACGAGTTGCTCAAGTCGGTGGGCTTCAAGGACATGAACGGCCCCGGTGTGATTGACCCGGCCGCAATGCCACCGCAACCTGTTGCGCAACCCCAACCGCAACCTGTTGCGCCAGAGCCCATCCCCGAGATGCAGCAGATGGACGGAGCCATGGTGGGCAGCCAGACGCCGATGGCCGATGGTGTGGAGCAGAGCCTGATGCAGCAACAATTTTCCCAACCCATCCCGCAGGAGTGAGAACCATGAGCACACCCGAAGACCTCAAAGCCCTTGAAGCCATCGCAGCCGCCGAGGCGGCCGGCCAAGATCCGTTTGGCGATGACGAGCCTCTTGAGACTCCAGCCGAAGACGGCGCAGACGAGTCGCAGGCACAGGACGAAAACGAGCAAGAGCAGACCGCAGCCGATGCTCCGACCGCCGATGCGCCAGCCGCAGAAGCCGCGCAGCAAGAACCTGAGCCTGAGCCTGAGCCAGCCGCCCTGCCAGCGTACAAGGCGGAATTGCCCGCCGACCACAAGGCGCAGAGGACGGAACTACTCCAGGCCAAGGCCGACGCCATGCGCAAGCTGATGGATGGCGAGATGACGGCCGAAGAGTTTGCCACCGAAGAGATGCGCGTGACAGAGGCGCTGGAGGACCTGGCCGCAGCCCGCATCCGCGCCGAAACGCTGCAGGAAGCAAACGCTCAATCGCAGCAGGCGTACCAGGCTCGCACGATCCAGCGCCTTATTGCAAAGACCAAGGCCGAGGTGGACTATGCCGCGGATGCCACCGCGCAAAAGCAGTTCGACACGTCTTTGCAGGTGCTGGCAGCCCAACCCGACAACGCGGGCAAAGACTTTGCAGACCTGATCGAGGACGCGCACAAGATGGTCAAGGCCATGCGTGGTGTGCAGACTCCAGTCAAGGCGCCCGCAGCCGACCGCAGGCCCGCTGGCGATGTGCCCGTGACGCTGCGCAGCCTGCCCAGTGCGTCCACGCCGAACACGGGTGGGGTGATCGAGCAGATTGCACGCCTCAAGGGGCCAGCCTACGAGGCCGCCTACGCCAAGTTGACCCCCGCACAGCAAGCGGCACTGCTGGACGAGTGATGGCACAAAACCGCCCGGGTCTGGTCGTTGAAATCCGCGAGGGCGAATCTGTTTGCCTGCGCGGAATCAATGGCGTTGACTCCGAAAAAATTGTGCTAATACTCGAATCCAAAGATGGGCGCAAGGCCCGCGTGCGTATACAGGCCAGCCAGTCCGTGAGGGTGGGCAAGCCAGAAGGCAAGCGGCGAACTGAGCCAGCTTTGTAAGGCCCTGGCATTTCCGCTGGGGGTTTTTCGGCGCGCAGGAGTGCGTCACTGTGGGATGAAGAAGGGTGAACGCAGGATGACTGGGAAACCAAAAATGTCGCCGGACCAACTCCGTCGGCTTTTTGACCTCAATGCGGAAACCGGTGAAATTCGCTGGTCTACAGCTTGCTCGCGCGGGAGTTTGACTCATCGCGTTGCAGGCTCAAACCTGAATAGCGGGTATCGGCAGGTCAAGGTTGGTGGCTGCAGTTATTTGGTACATCGCGTGATTTGGGCGATTGTTTATGGGGTTTGGCCTGAGAGAGCTATCGATCACATCGACGGCAATCGAAGCAATAACGCCGTGACCAATTTGCGACTGGCAACAGCTTCGCAAAACATGCAGAACTTGGCCGTGAAACAGACCAAATCTGCAAGTGGGCTCATGGGGGCAATTCATGTCCCCGGCACAAGTCGTAGGCGTGAACGGTGGGAGTCTCGGATAAGGGTTGGCGGGGTGCACAAATACCTTGGCAGCTTTGAGTCCCCACAAGAAGCGCATACGGCTTACATGAATGCGAAGTCTCAGCATCACCCGTATTCGTCGCGCCATTTCTAAGGAGTAAACCATGGCCAGAACCACGATCCTGCCGAACGACCCGAACAAGCGTAAAGCCTGGGCAGCGGCAGTAGCTAACGACGCTGCACAAGAGCAGTATTTCGCCCGCCTGGTGGGTGAAGAAGGCTCGCGTTCTGCCGTCATCAAAAAGACCGAACTCGAAAAGGGTTCGGGCGACGAAGTGACGACCGCACTGGTGGCCAAGCTGCGCGGCGCCCCCATCACCGAGGGCCAGAAGCTCGCGGGCCAGGAGTTCAAGCTGCAGCACGCCGCACACACGATGCGCATCAACGAGTTCCGCCACGGCGTGAACGTTGGCGCCCGCATCGAGCAGTCGCGCGTTGGCTACAACCTCAAGAAGCAAGGCCGCGAGAAGCTGACCGAGTACATCAANGANCTGTANGAGCAGGTCATCGTGACCGCCGCATCCGGCGCCCGTGGTGTGGGCGATGAAATCAGCCACTTCGGCACGGATTACGCAGGCTACCCTAACGCCCTGCGTGCACCGGATGCGGCCCACCTGTTTGTCGGCGCGGCTGGCGACAAGGCCAAGGCCACGCTGGTGGCGGGCGACAAGCTCTCCCTGGCCACGGTGAACAAGTTGCGCACCAAGGCCAAGAAGATGCTGGGCGGCAAGGATAAGCCGGTGAAGATGACTCCCATCCGCAAGGGTGGCAAGGAATGCTTTGTGCTGGCGGTGCTGCCCGAGGTGATGCAGGACATCCGCGACGACGTGGGCGCACAAGGCTGGTTCGAGGCCCAGAAGGCCCTGACCGCAGCTGTGGGCAAGGAGTCGGAAATCTTCAAGGGCGGCGCCGGCATGTTCAATGGCGTGCTGATTGACGAAATGGAAGTCGGTGTGAAGTTCGGCGACTACGGCTCTGGTGGCAACGTGCCCGCAGCCCGCTCGCTGTTCATGGGCGCCAACGCCGTTTCCATCGCGCACGGCACCAAGGGCATGGCCGATGGTATGTCCGTGAGTCTGGATGAGGACATGGACGACCGCAAGCACGATCACATCCTGTTCTTCGAGATGATTTTCGGCGCGGACAAGTCGCAGTTCGACGGCATGGACTACGGCCAGATCACTGTGGACACGGCATTCACCGCCGCTGTCTAAAGCAACCCCACATCAAGGAGTACCAACATGGCCCTGAAACAATCCAAACAGGTGCTGGCGGGTCTGCCGACCCCCACCGCTACCGAAGCCGCTTGCCTGGTCCCTGTGACCGGCGAGTACGTGACCGTGACCGGCGATGCCATCAATGACATCGTGGAGTTCGGCGCGATCCCGCAGAACTGCGTGCCCGTGGATTTGATCGTGGACAACGGCGTCCTGGGCGCTTCGGCCACTCTCGATGCTGGCGTCATCAGTGGCGCTTATGCCAAGGCCGACAACGCACGCACCATGGGCAGCGAGTTCTTCGCCGCCTCTGCTGCCGCGACGGCCGGCGTCATCCGCCGCTCCAAGAACGTGAATGCCATTGCATCCGACGCTTCCGAGCGCGGCTGGGGCATCAAGTTCCTGGGCGCAAACCCTGCCGCAGGCCAGACGATCCGCGCAACGCTGATCTGCCGACCTGTGACTGTAGGCATCGCCTGATGGCCAGCCCGCGCAAAGCCGCCGAGCCTGCGCAGGCGCTGTCTGCAGCCGACCGGGAGAACCCGGAAAAGCTGTCGGGCAGCGACCTGCGCGAGTTGGCCCACCGGCGCGGGTTGGCTCGTTCCGAGGTGGAGCGCATGGACGATGACAAGATCCGCGTTCAGCTGCGCTACCTGACCCACCGCCAGTACGACGATGAAGTGGTCTGACTTCGGCCCCTATGTGTTGCCCCATGTGATTGGGTGTCCCGACCCGACCATGGAGCAGCATGTCCGATTGGCCGCCATCGAGTTCTTCCGGCGCACGCTGTCATGGCGTGAGGTGCTGGATGCCGTCTTGACGGATGGCACGGAGCGCGTGGAGCTTGAGCTTCCGTCTGGCGCGCAGGTTATCAAGATCAAGTCCGTCGAAGTTGCCGGGCGCGAAATCCCATTGGTGGAGACATCGCACGGCCTGGAGTTGTCGCGTTCAAGCCCTGGCAGTGAGTTCTCCTTCACACTAGATGGCTGCGTGCTTTTGGTTTACCCGCTTCAGGCGGCAGGCGTTCCGGTGGTCGTTGAGGCCGCCTTTGCGCCCAGCATCACATCAACCACGCTGCAGGATGCCCTGGCGTATCAGCACATGCAGGACATTGCCCACGGGGCCATTGCTTCTCTCAAGCGGTTTCCGGGGCAGCCGTTCACAGACCCCAACGGGGCACAGGAGCAGCAAGCGCTTTTCGAGCGCCGAATCTCCACCATCGCAGCAAAACACAGCCGCGGTGTGATGGCCGCCAAGATGCGTAGCCGAGCGACTTTCCTCTGACGTTGACTCCGAAAAATTAGGCGGGATTCTTGCACTCATTGCCAGGAGTGCTAGATGCCGATACCCGCCCANTCNNTNATCCGCCGCTGCGTTGAAACGCTGCAAGATCCCACGTCCATCCGCTGGCCCGTGGCCGAGCTGGTGCGCTATCTCAACGACGGCCAGCGCGAGGTGGTGCTGTACCGCCCCGACAGCATGGCGACCAATG